GCCTATGGTTACGAATAAAGACGGTAAAAAAGTGCCAGCTTTTGCCGCAGATGGCGTAGGCGAAATGAGACATGGCGGCAAAGTTAAGAAAATGATGGGCGGCGGCATGTCCTACGCCAAAGGCGGTGGCATTGAGTCCAAGGGTAAGACCAAGGGCACAATGATTAAGATGAAAAACGGCGGCAAAGCCTGTTAAGGAGTCATCATGGCAAGCAAAAAATCAGGACGCTTAGCAGGTTTGGCCGCACTGGCCGGTCTTGCCTATATGGCTACTAGAGACAAAGATAAAGCTAAGGCTGACACTAAAGCTGACACTAAAGAGCCCACTGCGTCAAAAGCGGAACCAAAAGAAGACGTTGTTGATACGGGTGACTTCATGTCCCGCCGTCTTAATAGGATAGACACAGACGATGGCAAGGCGTATTCCACGAACAACCTGTCGCCTATGTCTAGTCCAGCTTCGGTAGCTCGTTCAGAAAAAGCACCAAGTGCTTCGGCAACAAAAGCGCCAGCTACCGGCGGGCCGACCCCATCTCGCGCTCCGGGCGGTGTTGGCAAGCGGGGTGGGGTAAGCGTTGGGACTGGTTCTGGTGGTGGCCGTGGCGCTGCTGCTGGAGAAGAAGCCGCTTATCGCGCATCGCGTGATACAGGTGATGCCATGTCTCGTCGTATGAGTGCTACCCCTGCCGATACAAGCGATGCTGTGTCTCGTCGTAAAAATGTAGAAGAAACCGCAACGTCTTCTCCCGTTGACGAGACTAAACTCTCTTTGTCCGAACGCCTTAAATTAAGCCGTGAACGCGCTAGATCAGGCAGCGGCCAAACAGATACACGGTCTGTGAATGAGCGTTTTGCTGGCCTTAAAAAGGGTGGCGCGGTCAAGAAAATGGCTTCTGGCGGCATGACCTCTTCGGCTTCTAAACGTGGCGACGGTATTGCCCAACGCGGCAAGACCAAAGGCCGGGTCTGTTAAGGAGAACAATATGGCATTCAGTTTAGGTGACATCAGCCCGATAGCGGGTATTTTTACTGGCAAGGGTATGCTAGGCAAACTTGCCTCTAGCGGTGGTATGGGGATTTTGCCGAGCTTAGTTGCACGCGACGCCCAAAAACAACGCATAGCGGAAGCTGAAGCGGAAAGAATTGCTGGGGAAGAAAAGAAACAAGCCGCTATGCTGGCCCGTGCATCAACCCCACCAACCCAAATGAAAAAAGGTGGGGTGACCTCTTCGGCTTCTAAACGTGCTGACGGTATTGCCCAGCGTGGTAAAACTCGCGGAAAGATGTGCTAATCATGTCTGATGCAAAGCAAGCAGCAATTGACGCAGAAGCTCTGGCAAAAAAAGCTAGGGAAGAGGCTCGTTCTGGCGGCACTGATGCCCCACCTACGGATGCAATGAAGCAGACGATGGCCGATGAAAAAGCCAAGAAGGCAGCGGAGAAAGCGCCGACTACTAGGACCGAAATGGGTAAACGCTTCAAGTCCGGCGGTGTCACTCGTGCTGATGGCTGCATTTCTAAGGGCCACACAAAAGGCCGGATGGTGTAACCATGCTAGCAAGCCGTGGCATGGGAGCCATAAACCCAAAAAAAGTGCCCAAAGCCGTCAAGATGGTTGAAGGCGGGGAAGTGAAAGCTAATCCCATGAACCCCAAAAATGTAAAGAATCCAAGGAATCCAGAGAATCCAGAGAATCCAGAAAATCCAGAGAATCCAAGGAATCCGGGCATGAAAGGAGGCGGCTTGTATGCCAATATTGCGGCCAAGAAAAAGCGTATTGCTTCAGGTTCTGGCGAGAAGATGCGTAGCGCGGGCGCGGCTGGTGCACCCAAGAAGGGTGACTTTGCCAACGCGGCTAAGACGGCTTCGTACAAAGAGGGTGGAGAAACAAAGTCCACGGTCAACGCTGCGGGTAACTACACCAAGCCTGAACTACGCAAGCGTATCTTTAACGCCGTGAAAGCAGAAGCCACAGCGGGCACAGGCGCGGGGCAATGGAGCGCCAGAAAAGCTCAGATGGTGGCACAACGCTACAAAAAAGCAGGCGGCGGGTATCGTGATTAAAAATCCGCAGAAATCCCTCAAAGACTGGGGCAAACAAGACTGGAGAACCAAAAGTGGTAAAAAATCTTCTGAAACAGGTGAGCGATACCTTCCAAGCGCTGCTATCAAAAGTCTCAGCCCTGCTGAGTACGCTGCAACGACCAAAGCCAAGCGAGCAGGAAAAGCCGCCGGGAAGCAATTCGTAGCTCAACCCAAAACGATTGCAAAGAAAACAGCAGGGTTTAGATAATGGCAACTACCTCCGGCGCTTCCGCATTTAACCTTGACCTGACTGAATTGGTCGAGGAGGCGTTTGAACGCGCCGGTAGCGAGATGCGTACCGGCTATGACCTGCGGACTGCTCGCCGTAGTCTGAACATCATGTTCGCTGATTGGGCCAACCGTGGCATCAACATGTGGTCGATTGAGCCGGGCACCATCACCTTCGTGCAGGGCCAGAACACCTACGCCCTGCCATCTGACACCATTGACCTGCTTGAGCACGTCATCCGCACTGGCGGTAACGTAGCGTCTACACAGGCAGACTTGACGATCACCCGGATCAGCGTATCAACATACGCTACGATCCCGAACAAAATCCAGCAGGCGCGGCCCATTCAGATTTGGATTCAGCGGTACAACGCACAAAGCTCCGCTACGAGTTTGACGCTAAACGGCACTATTACAGCAACGGCCACAACCATCACCCTCAGTTCTACTGTGGGCCTACCTGCATCTGGCTTCATCAAAATTGACAGCGAGACCATCAATTACAGCTACATATCAGGGAATACCCTAAACAACTGTTTCCGCGCTCAAAATAACAGTACCGCAGCCTCTCATACCACTAGTGCAGCCGTGTACTGGGAGCAGTTGCCCGCCGTTACCGTTTGGCCGACACCCGATGGCTCACAGACCTATACGCTGGCCTACTGGCGCTTGCGCCGCACTCAGGATGCTGGTGGCGGTGTCAACATCATGGACGTCCCATTCCGGTTTGTGCCGTGCATGGCAGCGGGCTTGTCGTATTACCTAGCGGGCAAGATTCCTTCAGGGTTTGAACGCCTGCCTATGCTCAAACAACAATACGACGAGGCTTGGCAACTAGCTTCGGATGAGGACCGCGAAAAGGCGTCTGTACGGTTCGTGCCGCGCCAGATGTTTATAAACTGATATGGGCAACAGGTTTGCCAGTGGTAAGAACGCAATTAGCGAGTGCGACCGCTGTGGGCAGCGCTTCAAGTTAAAACTGCTGAAGAAGGAAGTTATCAAGACTAAGACGTACAATTTGCTTGTATGTCCTGAGTGTTGGGACCCAGATCAACCGCAGCTTCAGTTAGGTATGTATCCTGTTGATGATCCGCAAGCCTTGCGTAACCCGCGCCCAGACCGTAGCTATGTGGCTTCAGGGCTTTTGGCGAACGGGTACCAAGGGGAGGGTAGCCGGAATATCCAGTGGGGCTGGTATCCGGTGGGTGGCTCTAGGTTTTTTGATGATGCGCTGACGCCAAATCTTTTGGCTTTGGGTGTGCAAATTGGTACAGTTACGGTTACCACATAAGGAGTTGAAGATGGCTAAATACAGCAAAAAAATTGGCGGCAAAGAAGTTGGTGATGCCAGCGTCTATGCTGAACCACACACCATGACCGGTAAAACCGTAACTGCGGAAACCAACCCGGGCAAGATGCCAAACCTCAGCAAGTTGGACACCTACAACGTGAGCCTTGGCGGTATTAGCAAGTCTGCCGGTAACCAGCCAACCAAAACTTCGGGCATCAAAATCCGTGGCACAGGTGCAGCTACCAAGGGCTTGATGGCTCGTGGCCCAATGGCGTAAAGCATGACGTACACCGAGCTTGTAGCGGCTATCCAGTCGTACACGGAGAATCAGTTCCCAGAGACATATCTGGCGAACAACACCACCGTGTCCAGCACGACGCAGATCAACTTGCTTATCACGCAGGCGGAGCAGCGCATCTACAACTCGGTGCAGTTCCCCTCTATTCGCAAGAAT